TCGTTTTCACTCTCAGGGAGTTCAACTTCTGTACCTTCATCTTCTTCTTCTATCGACTGCATAGCTTCTGCCATGATTTTCTCCTTATGTGCGTAATGAAATTAAGCTGATTGTATGTCTTCAGGGTTGGAGACAACAGCTAGTATTTCATCATCGTTTAATAAACGCAGTTCACCACCCTCAATTTTGAGTCTGGCTCCTGCATACCTGCCAAATATCACCCAGTCTCTAACCTGACACCATGCCCCTTCAGGGAATTTATTCCCATCACGGTAAGCGTCTGGACCAAGTGCTACCACAAACCCAACATTAGTACCAATGCGTTCTTTTTCTAATACTGAGTCTGCTAGATAAATACCGCCTTTAGTCTTTTGTTTCGGACTAAAAGGTAGTATTAATATTCTGTATCCCGTTGGTTTGGGAAGTTTTGATTGTAGTTCTTCATCTTCATGTACAGTTTCAGGTGTAACACTAGGTGCTTTTTCCTCTGGTGCAATGAATCTTTCTACTTTGTTGGGTATTGGTTCTCCGCCTGAACCGAAGGCATCTATTTTTTTCGACATTATTCTTCATTATCCTTGTGCAGGTCTTTTAGTAGTGAGAGAGTAAACGACAGACCTGTAATTTCGCCTACTATCTTTTGGTAACCTTCAAAATTTTGAACACCGCCACCAGCAAGGGCATCTTTTAGTTGCTCTTGTCTTTCTATAATCTGTTTACGTAACTTATCTAACATTCAATTATTTTTTCCTTGACTTCGCACCCGAACACTTCCAACGCTTACGTGATAAATTGTTAGGGGTATTAGGATCATTCTTTTTCTTTTTAGAAAGTCCTTTCTTTATACCCAAACTCCTCGCACAATAAGAATCACCTTTAGATGTTCCTGGTTTAACTCTTGGTCCACCACCTTTGGCTTTCCCTGCTTGCCCGTAACTAACTTTTTTACCAGATTTAGTTACCTTAACCTTTGCTTTACCTTTTCTTGGACTAGCCATGATGATTAGCTCTTCTACGGTTAGCATTACCCGCTACCACAGAACCGCCTTTGTGCATCATTTTAAAATCTTTCCCAGATATTTTACCATCTTTGTTTTTGTCTAGTTTTTTCTGACCACCGTGTAGTTCTCCACCGTGTGATTTCTTAGCAGTTTTTGCAGCGTCTTTAAAATTTTGTGCTGTTGGTGCACCTTTTGATCCAACCTTTCTCATTTTTTCACCTGAGCCTGCTGCTATTCTTTTACGTTTTGCTTCTATATTCGCGTATAGTCCTGGAGGTTTAGCCATTATTTATTATACCCTTTGCCTTGTGTTGCTGCTCCGCAACCTCTAGCCATACCTGTTTTAGCTTTACCACCGTCCATCATTTTAGCAACGGGCATTCCACTGTCCATCATCTGAGTAACTGGCATTCCACCATTCATCATTTTGGCTTTGCCTCCGTCAGTCATTTTCTTCTTCTTTTCACCGCCACGGTTCATTTTCTGCATGCCTCTATTCATTATGGTCTCCTTAAATGTTTTTTAGTGTCAGTCATTGAACTTCCACCCTTGTTCATATTCTTCATCTTTGAATTTTTCATTATAGAACCGTCAGGCATTTTATGATAACCTTTAGGAACTTCCCCACCGTTTCTCATACGTCTACGATTAGCGTTACCGCCCATCATCTCTTCAAAATTTGCTTTATTTAACATTACACACCTTTAGTTTTATTATCAGAATCTCTGACGTCTTTTAGTATATCACGATAATCCTTACGCATTAGACCTTTTTCTTTTATAAGAGAATCTTCTCTTTGTTGGGCTATTTTCATTTCGGCTATCGCTTCGGTTGACTGCTGTTTCATCATGTCTACTTCAGCTTTCATTTGATCGCTTTGTGCTTTCTGTTGTATCTCAGCTTGTTTCAATTCTACCAGAGGTTGAGTCTGTGCTGCTTGTGCTTGTATTTGCTGTGCTTCTATTAGAGCTTGTTCTTGACCAGTTACTTGTTGAGTAGCTTGTGCTGCTTGTGCTGCGATCTGATTCATTATTTCTGGAGGCATTTCACCTTCACCCATTTGTGGTAACGGTTGACCTAGTACTTGTTCAATCTGTTGTCTATACTTCATAGCTTGATGCTCTTGTATATTAGCTTGAACTGCGATAGTCGCACTTTGATTCTGTTGTACCATAGGATTCTGTAAGAATGCTGTATGACTAGCAATATACGCATCGTGGTTTTGAAAAACGTAAGCTTGTATAGGTTGACCAGTTAAAGCAGATTGCTGCTCTGTTATAGGGTCACGGGCTGGAACTTCCGCTTGAGGAGGTAAAAGACCATCAATATTCTTAACTTCTAAAGCTTCGTACATACGACGGTAAGCTTCACGTAAATCGTGTATTTCAGGTGCTGCTCTAGCCATTTCTAGCTCTTGTTGGGCTAACATTACCCTTTGAGCCATACTGAAGATATTAGGGTCACTAACTGGTATAATGTCTATTTTAGCGTCAAAATCAGTCGCTTTTATCTCTCTACTCGCCCCTGGGACCTCATATGGGTAAACTGGGGGTAAACTCTTAGCAAATATGTTAGCTAACATCCTAAATTCTTTCTTTTGAGCATAATGCATGCGTTTATGTATAGCACTCATTACTTTAGTACCACGTTCTAACATGGCGACTGTTGTGCCTACTGGTAGCTGTTGAGAGCCTATATCACCTACATTCATGTCCGCAATTGACGCAAAACGTCTTCCAGAGTCAATAATAGTGCCTAATAACTGACTTAATACGTTACTTGGCTCTTTATACGGTAAAGGCATCAGTGCATCTCTGATAATACCACCTGGAACGTCAACATCTCTAAATTCACCAGGTCTTAGTGGCTCATCTTCGCCTTGTATCCTCATTCCACGTGCTTTAAACCCTGCTGGTAGGTTACTTAGCGTACCCGCGTCAACTAATTGACGTAAAATTGATGTAGCGGACTTAGTTAGTCCTCCAATCATGTGAATTAGACCAAAACCATAGAAACCTAGTCCTGGTAGGAACTTATAGTGGGTAAAATACTCTTTTTTCCTGAATAATTCGTCTTCTGCTTCCCAATTACGACGTATAGCTAGTATTTCGCTCTGTTCTTCTAGTATAGTCACGACGTAAGGGACTGCGTAACCGTAATCTTCTTCGTCAGATAGCTCTAAATTGACGTGCATCTCTAAAACTGAGTATTCATCGTAGTCTGTCATGGATGGGGAGATACCTTGTAGCTCATCCATCTTCTCTTTTGCTTCGTTATAGTCCATATCTAGACTAGCTTCGCCTATATCAGCTTCACGGTATGTTCCGTTCATCTGTAATTTCTTTAAATCATTGCCTGTCATAGTCATAGAATGAGTAAAACGTGGGCTAGTCTCTAAATCTACAGTTTCATAAGCTACTACTAAGTTTTCAGCTTTAACTAAACGGCTGGTAGCTCTACCTAATAGGTTATCGTAATAAATCTTTTTAAATGCACTACCCGCTAAAGGTAGATAGAATAATAAACTGTCCATCTCAGGGTCATACTCTTTCATGACCTCAGTGATTTGATAGTTCATGAATTCTTTAACACGCTGGTTTTGGTCAGTAACTTCTGGAGTTTCGGCTCCCATGATTCTAGTTTTTACTGGACCACCAGGAGGTAGTAACTCTTTATATGATTGTGCTTGGAACTGGGTTACGGCTTCAGCCAATAATGGATGATGTACGCCTGTAGCTCCTGGGAATGGATCTTCCCTTTCCTCTGTTTTAATACCTAGTAAGTCTAGACCATTAGTAAAGGTATCAAGCCAGTCCTGTCGGGATTCTTTATCTGAATCGTACGCTTCTAAAAGTTCACTAGCTAGTGTGGATAAATCTGAGGAGTCTAGTGTTTCCGCAAGATTGGCTTGATGATCTGTGATGGTTACTTCTTCTTGTTCAAACATAGGTATGACGTTGCCGTCTGCACCTATTTCAAAAGCTGAAGTCATATCGCCCTGTATATTCATTTCTTCAGGAAGCTGTACTTCCATGCCCATAGATTCTTCGGGGGCTTGACCTTGTAGCATGTCCATGATTTCTATGTCTATGCCACTATCTTGTGACATGTTTAAAGGTGGTTTTTCTATTGCCATAATTAATAATAACTTACTTTACGCTTGTAGTATAGTTCTTCATCCTCCCAATCACTTGGTAATTTAACAAACCCGCCTTGCCTAAACCTTAACATAGCTTGAGTAGTAGAGTCGACTAAATCGTCGTTGTCCCCAGCGGGGAATACCGCACACTCTTCTATAACCTCGTTAGCCCATTTAGTATCTGGTGCCCATACCATACCCGATTCAAATAGTGGGGTACTAGCATTAACTCTGGCTATCTTATCATTTCCTTTAGAAGGAGTAAAGTTTTGTACGGGTATACCTATGTTTCTTAATTCCTGGGTAAGCGGAATACCACTAGCTTTACCTTCTATAATAACTACGTCAGGGCTCCACTCATGATACTGTTCTAAAGCTACGCCTTTTAATTCAGGGAATGAGTACTTACCTTTAATACAGTCAAGTAGAATAATGTGGGCTGATCTGCCGTCGTAGAAATCAGTACCTATAGTTCCCTCTGGGTA